GTACTAATTTGGTTTGGCTTTCATCCGGTTTTGGTATTTTACCGTTGCCATCTCCAACTGCCATTTGAGTTATTTTAAGTGGTACGCCCAGTGCGGTAGCATTGGCTAACAATGCCGCCCCTCGTTTAGTTAAGATTGTATAGTAGATTTGATTCATGGTATTATGCTCATTGTATCGATTAAATGAATAGTTGCACCAAAATGGCTTTCAGATTGCGTTATTACTTTTTCAGCGATATAAGGATAGATAGCTAATGTATTACCATCATAACCACTGACACCGATGGTTAGGGAGCCTTTAGAGACTAATTGAATCGCCAAATTTGATAATTGACGTGATACGGGTTTAACATCATCAATTATGCGACTAAGTTCGTTATAAGATTCTTCGGTTATGCCTGTATCTGAGACGCCAATTTCCAGCGCAAAAGAACCTGGAGTTTGATTGTTTTGCCACCACTCAATAATTTTGATTAAAAAACCAAATGGCTCGACAGCACGGCGAATTGATTCTTTAGTACCTTTGAATTTATGAATCTCAAACGCTTCAGCTATAACTTTTCGTTTGATCTGCTCAGACCATTTTTCATCCCATCGGTCTACACTGTATTGCCATGCCAAATAAGGCAGTAATTCGTATGGACAAGTGTTTGTGGATCCCAAAGTGAACGTAGTGGAATTGGTGGCTCACAAGCAATCGCTTGTGAAAGATTTTTTTCAAGTTTGGTAGCAGTAGGGGGGAGTAGCGTTTTATTCGCCATAACCTGCTACCTCAATTTTATAGTTTGAACAATAACTAGCTTGCTCACGGCTGATAATAATATCATCTGCAGGTTCTTGAAGTTCAACACGTTGTACACCAACGGCATGTAATGCTGAAATAATTGCACTGCGACTGATTCTTCGACCAATTCGATGTTTTTCGCTAATATAAGCTTGCAAATTATCCATGACCATTTTTCTAATTGGTTCTGATTCAGGACCTGGATATAAATAAAGTTTTGCTTTGATTTGATAGTTAATTAATTCTACCGATTTAACGGTTACCCTATCTGCAATCGGACGACGATCTTCTTGGTTAACCGCTTTTTTAACAATTTCAATCAATTCATCAGACGCAATACCATTATTATCGCGTGCTAATATTGCTAATGTAACACAAGCTGGTGATGGGCTTTCAGCTGCGGCATCTAACACCCGGCCATCAGCACTTCGAGCAAAAAACTCATAAGCAGCTCTAGGGCCAGCCACTGATAAGCCTTCAAATGCTGATTGAATTCGCATTCTAAAGTCACTATCAGCTTCTTTGATTTCTTTAATAGCAGGCACGACACTATTATCTTCAGCTTGAATGGTTAAACGATAAACATTAAAGTTTGCCCCTAAATTATCTAAATCCTGATCTTTCGCATGAGCAATCATAAGAGCTTGCGACGCTTCGTTTATTCGTTGCCGTAAAAGTAGTTCATAATAGCTACTTTCTTGTAATAGTTTTACGATTGGCTCACTTTCAAATTGTAATGTTTTAGCAACTTCTTCTTTATCTTGCTCACTATAAAGTGAAAGGAATTTAGCTTTGCGACGATTAAAAATCTCCTCAAAATCTAACGATTCAATCACATTTGGAGAAGGTAATTTTGAAAGATCAGTTAATGTCGCCATGTTGCTACCTCAATTTCGCTAGTAAATGTTTGGTTTGGTTTGTCTATTCGTGAACCGGTTATTTGTAAGGTTAATTTTTCTTTATCAGGGAACACATCGACCGTATCAAGTTTTATTCGTGGTTCCCATTGAGTAAGTGCCAATACCGTAGCCGAAATCACACGTAGTTTAGTTGCTTCTGTATTTGGGTTGTCTAAAAGTAAAAACAGTAACGAACCATAATTACGTCGCTCAATTCTCGAACCAATCGGTGTGGTGAGAATATCTTTAATGGACTGATTGATATGGTCCATATCGGTAATTGTTCGTCCTGATTTGCTATTCATGCCAATATAACTCATTGCGGTTTTCCTGTTGAATCGCCACCAGCTTTAACGCCGCTGTGGGTGTGAGAATCTAATACAATACCGTTTGATGATAATTGCCCTTGAGTGTGGATCACATTACCGGTTAATGTGCCGGTACTACCTTTGACGCCACCACCGCTAGCACTAAATGATTTGAATGTTATATGATCACTACATTCAACCAATGGTGTATCAAGTTGAATTTTACTGCCAGCTTTAGCGGTGATTTGTTCACTTGCTTCAATCACAGCCGTTTTGATTCCCTTGATAGTTAATTGGCTGGTTTCTGGTTCATATTCAAATGATGCTCCATCGGGAAAGGTTACAAAATATCCATCCTCAGATTTAGATGGGGCAGGATTAGCATCACAATATATGCTAGGTAATACGCAACCTAACGAAAGGTTACCATTAGGACTTAAAATAAATACTTGTTCACCAACCGATGGCCGCCACCATGTGCGACTTTTACCAGCACGATGAGTAAACCAAGGTAACCAGGTAGTAATTAAATCACCGGTAC